TGAATAGTTTCCCGCACCACCACCATTTGCAACTAACAAAGAAGAGCCAAATGTCGTATTGCCACCAGTTCCGCCGCTAGTAGCGTTTAAGTGAGAACCAGAGCCACCTCCACCACCGCCGATCATTTTAATTCTTAAATAAAGAACTTCTGCGGGAGTTGTGTATGTGCCTGAGCCTGAGGTAAATTTTTGAATTGTTGGGGATTTTCTATAAACTACGCCTTGAGTTGTGGTTGTGGCTGGAACTTTACCAAGACTTTGAACAAAGTTAGTGCCATTATAAACAAACTCAACTTCTGTATTTGCTGGAATATCGCCAGTAGTTAAAGCTGTAGAGCCATTTGATTTAACTAAACTTTTAGAACCAGCATTATTAACATTAACAGTTGATGCACCTGAGCAAGCATTGCCTGCACGAAAGCGAATAACCATTCCATTATAATAACCTTCTCCAGCAGTACTTGAAACTGGTGATTTAAAAGGTGAAACGGGGCTTAATACATAAGCATTTGCCGTTCCTGAATCAGTAAAGAAATTGCCAGCACTTGAATAACGAGCTGATGCAATTGCTTGTTGCTCTAAATTAGCTGTAGATGGTGTTTGTCCACTTGTGCTAATGAGATTATCAATTTCTGCTAATTGATTAAATTCTGACGCAGAAACTGTATTGCCGTCAACTTTTGAAGTATTAATATCAGACATAGTAAGTAAAATTAAAATTATATTGCATTTGAATACCTAAAAAATAATTGAGTATTTGCTGGTTTAAGTTTATTAAACAAACAATTTAAAATTGCGGGTTGTTGCTCGGTTAAAGTAAAAGGCAATGTTAATGGAAAGCCCGATGGTTGTATTGATGCGGGCAATGTTATAACAATTGTAAAAGGTGCTGATGCTTGACTAATTAACAAAAAAGGTAATGTTAAAGGAAAAGTTGAAGTATCAACGCCGTTAGAAACTTCAATTGAATAACCTAAAATTGATGCAATGTTTTTAAATTGTTTTGCGGTTGTTGCGTTAATTCCCGCTAGTTTAAGCAAAATATTTATTCTTCTTTGTTCTATTGTTGAAGCTACTGGAATACATGAATCAGGAATGCCAACAAACCCTTCCCACTCTTCAATTAATGCCGTTGTTTTTTGTGGATTATATTCGTTAGCAACTTCGTTTATTTTGTCTCCAAAATTTAACCATTCGGTAGCTAGTCCTAAAAGAACTTTACGAAGTGTTGAACCTTCTTTATTTTTACCTTCATGTAATACATCATCTCTTAAATATTGAGCTAAGATGTCGGCTTGTTCTGTTTGTGTTCTAGGTTTTAAAATCATGGATATGTAATCGCCCCCAAGATTGCTAATTCACTATCAGAAACGGTTGTTGTTGCTGATGGCAATGATAAAGTATAAGTTGGTGAATTACCATCTTCATCTACTACACTGTAAATTATTGAATTTAATTCATTTAAAGTAATATCTCCGCCAACGCTTACGGCAACGCTTTTAAAATAATCAGTTAGCGTTTCAGTTATTGCGGTTTTCATCGCTGTTGTGTTCGGGCTAAGTGTTGCAAATGTAATATTAACACTTACTGGAGTTGGCGAAGCAACAATAACATAAGCATCAGGCGTATTTGCTGGCTTAATTCCATCATCTTCATTTATAATTGCATTTTTAACCGCATTAACTTGTGATGCTGTTGGGATAATATTTAAATCATTATCTCTAGTAAAATAAATGGTTACATAGCCCGCTGATGGCGTGGCTGTTTGAACCCAAATTCTACCAACGCCTGCAATTTTTTCTCTTATAAATACAGGTAATCCTGATGCGGTAAATGGTGCGGTAAAATTAGAGGTGCGGTCTCTTAAACGAATTCTTAAAGCCTCATCGCTTTCAATATCAAGCCCGCCGAACAAACCATCATAACTTAAATAACAACTATCATCAACATCAACAATAGGGCTAACTAATGTAAGTTGTGAACCGCCTAAAGAGTTGCCAGCAACGCCATAATCAAGGGCTTTGATTTGAACATAAGCGGTTGTTGAATTTGCTGTTATTGTCCCTGTCGCTGGAGTTGCTGGAGTTCCTGAAACTGTAAATGTAAATTGAGTATTTGAAATAACCGTAATTGTTGCGGTTATGTTATATTCTGATTGACTCGCTCCAGCAATTACAACAGAAACGCCAGTTGCTAAATTATGATTAGAAGCAGTTGTTGCGGTTGCGGTGCTTCCGCTTCTTGTTAAACTAGAAAGTCCAATTGTTTGGCTTGCGATTGTTCCAAGTGCTTGCGTTTCGTATTGCGTGCCGTCGGCTTTTTGTATTGCAGTTCCGACTGGAATTGAAGTTGTGGCAACTCCACTAAAAACAACATAACCCTCGGCTTTAATCTCTGTCTTTCTATTAATGCCAAACCAAGTTGCCCACAATTCTAAATAAGTTTCGGTTGCTGTTTGTGGAAATAATTGTTTTAATAATTCTTTTATATAATCATTATTTTCATCAAAGCCAGCTGACATTGAGCTAACAATACCACCAGCTAAACTATTTCTAATGTTAGGGTCAATGTGTTTAGAACTATCAATTTGCCCAGCATTAACCGAAAGGATTAAAGCGTTAGTTATTCTTTGTTGAATTTGTGATATTGAAGAAAATTCAATCATAGATTTACAAAAAGATTATAATATTTGCTGTTAGATTGAAATTTGTTAATTAAATCGACTTCAATGTTTACCTGAGTATTCGATTTAGTTGCCTTTACATTTGTTTTAGATATAATCTCATCATCAATCAACCATCTTAAACCATCTTTTACCGCACTTTCAATTAGTGAAGTATTAATATTTCTGGCTTGGTTTGTATGTAGCCAAAGCAATGAACCAACTTCATAGCCACTTACTCGGCTAAATTGATTGGTAAAATGCCCTCTTCTAAGTGTTGGCTCGCTTACTGCATTTGCTCTTTTATCGCAAAATACAGACATATAAACGGCGGTATCTAAACTATCAGTTTTAGCAAAATCGCCATTTTCTATATCAATATCGAAATAACCTTTATCTTGATTTAACTTAAAATCTATTGCCATTTTTTAAAAAAGTTTTATTATTTAAATTATTTAAAAATATCAATTTTAACAATGTGAAAAACTATGATTATAAAAGGCTACATAACTAAGACCGATGGCACTTACGCAACGGTTGTTTCATATCAAAACGAAATATTTGATGATGTATTATTAATTTATCCTTACGGAACGCAAAGTAGAGTTAAGCCTAGTGAATCAACGCTTGTCTTATTATTTGGTGGATTAGGAAGTAAAACTAATTTATTTGGTATTCCTTATGATGTAGCTACGCAATCAAGCCTTGCTGAGGGTGATAGCGAAATAAAAAACAGAAAGTCAAGCAATGGATTTAAGGCTGGAGCTAGCAAAAACACTATCACAGGCGATACTGATTGCGATAAATCTATCAATGCAACTTCTTATAAAGTTAGTAATATAAAAGTTGTAGGAAGTCAACAACCGACAATAGCGAACCCAACTGGAGGAGTTATAATTGATGCAGAATCAAGAGTTGCAATTGCGAGTATTATTACCGCTTTAAAAAATCATGGATTAATTTCTTAAAATATTTTTTAGTTATTTTCTAAAATAGGCTTTGCTTCTTTGTGTTTGTAGGTTGAAAATAATTTTTAAATTATTCTTGACATATTGTTTTTATTAGTTTAATATCTTTTTAACAAATTTATTAACTATAAAAATTTAAAACTATGACAAATATTTTAATGACTAGAAAAAACCCACAATATTTAAAACAACTTAATGATAGAATTTATCATAATAATTTTGGCATCGGAAAAATAACAATTTTAAATGATGAAGTTTGTGAAATTATTTTTGTAAAAAACAATTTAAAACAAAAATTCTTACCTGATAATTATAAAATGGGCGAGGATACCATTAGATATATGTTTTTTGATATGCATAATTTTAACTTTGAAATAAATGAAGAAGTGTTTTACGAAAATTCAATAGTAAGAATTGTAAAGTTTTTAGAAAATGGAGGTGTTGAAATTTTTTCTACCGTTTCAAATCAAACAATAGAGATTGAAATAAAAAATTTATGGAAAATTGAAGGCTTAAAAGAAAAGGAACTAAGATTAAAAGAAATAAATGATAGAAATATCATATCTGAACAAGCAAAAAAAGATAAAATAGAAAGAGAGCAAAAACAACAAGAAGAAAAAAACTATTTAATCGAAAATTGTGGCTATAAAGAATGTGAACAGGTTCATGATGGCAAAAAATGTGGAAATCTTCACGCTCCAGAATTTCATATGTGCCACAAATGTTATATCGTTTCTAGGGGCGAAAAATGGTATAGAAATTCTTACAAATAATATTAATAATTAAAAATAAATTTATGACAAACTGGATTCAAATAAAAGCAAATTCAAATTTAATTCAAAAAGAAACTGAAAAATCAGTTTTAATTAAACTCCCAAAATCTGAGTTAATGTTTTGGCACCCGATTAAATGCGTTAGAACTAACGGCAAAAGTAATTATTTAATGACGATTAGTTTTACAGAAGATTTTAAGTTTAATCTTTTTAGAAATGGCAAAGGCAAGACTACTTCATTTACTAAAATTGAAGAAGTCGAATATACCGCTAAAGAATTACAAGAGGCTTTCGCGTAATGAAAGAAGAATGGGTAAAGGCAAAATATCATGATATAATTGCAAGCACTGAAAAAGCGGTTTTATTTTTATTTGAAGAAAAAGAAATCTGGATACCAAATAAATTATTTAGATTTATGGAGGGTAAGAATATAAGAATACCGCCTTTTATTGCAAAGGAAAAAAATATTAAGGCTGATAAAATTAAGCCTGTTTATTTTCACCCAGAAAATATTGAGCCTATTTTTAACCAAGAACCAATTAATGAATTAAAATATGAGTAAATGTTTTTTAGTTGATAAAACTGGCGAAAGCAATAATTGTTTTAGGCTTTTTTTTCATAAATATAATATAGAAATGTGGATTAGAAAAGGCGATGTTTCAATCTGGGATTGGGAAGAAAAAACCTTTGCAAGATTTAACAATATAGGGTCTTTTTTAGCTTTAAAAGATAGAATACCGCATCACAAACCAAATAAAATAGAACCAATATTTAACCAACAACCAATTGAGGAATTAACTTATGAAAAAATATCTTGAACAAAATGTTTTTGAAGCTTCGCAGGAGAGATTAAAATTTATTTTTGATAGTTTTGAGCGAGTTTATTTATCTTTTAGCGGTGGTAAAGATAGTGGGGTTATGCTTAATCTTACTCTTGATTATATGCGAGCTAATAAGATTGATAAGAAAATCGGGGTTTTAGTTGTAGATTTAGAAGGTCAATATAAAGCAACGATTGATTATATTCTGGAAACAATTGATGCAAATCTTGATTTAATCGAGCCTTACTATGTATGTTTGCAACTTAATCTTCGTAATGCTGTTAGTGTTTTTAATCCATTTTGGACTTGCTGGGATAGCGAGCAAAAAGATAAATGGATTAGAGAAATGCCAAATCGTGATTATGTTATTTCTGATTCAAAATATTTTAATTTTTTTAAAGAAAAAATGGAGTTCGAAGAGTTTACTCCAGCTTTTGGTAATTGGTTTTCACAAGGTAAATTAACTGCTTGCTTAGTTGGGATTAGAAGCGATGAAAGTTTAAATCGATACCGAACAATTGCAAGCAAAGAAAAAACAATGTTTAGAAGTAAAATTTGGACAACAGCAATAAATCACAATGTTTTTAATTGTTATCCAATTTATGATTGGACTACAGAAGATATTTGGATTGGAAACGCTAAATCTAATTGGAATTACAATAAGGTTTATGATTTATTTTGGAAAGCTGGTTTATCAATTGCAAATCAAAGAATTTGTCAACCCTATGGCGATGACCAAAGAATTGGATTAGCTTTATTTAGGGTAATTGAACAGGATACTTGGGCAAAAGTTGTTAATCGTGTAAGTGGAGCTAACTTTGGCAACATTTATTGCGGTGAAAAAATTATGGGTTATGGAAAAATTAAACTACCCAAAGGACATACTTGGAAAAGTTATACAAAATTATTGCTTTCAACTTTACCCCCTGAATTGTCAAGTCATTATAAAAAAAAATTCATTAAGTTTATGAAATACTGGAATAAAAAAGGTTGTCCAGTGCGGAATAATTTACAAGAAAATTTGCCCGATGGTGCAAAAATTTTAGATAAATTTTCAACTAGAGGTAAAAAAAATAAGCAATTATTAGTTTACACAAAAATTAATGATTGCCTCGATGCTAAAATTGAGAGTGCAAAACTTGCTCCAACATGGCGTAGAATGGCAATTTGTATATTAAAAAATGACCACCTTTGCAAAACAATTTCATTTACTCAAACTAAGCAACAACAAGAACGAATGAAGGAATTATTATTTAAATATAAAAATTTATGATTCAAGTATTTTATCATTACTTAGAGTGGGAGGACTTTCAAGCTGGTATGTATTGCCTTGAAAAAAAAGATGACTCTGAGCAGTTAATAGAGCTAGCAAAAGATTTATTATCTGACCCAATAGAGTTTGAAAAAGTAGCTAGAAATATGATTTTTGATTGGCATAAATCTGCTTCGCATAATTTAACAAATAAAAAAATAAATCGTCGTTCTTGGATAGGTCAAGCAACCTGTTGTTATGAAATAGGCATTCCCGAAATATTAACTAGAGAAAGCTGGTCAAGAATGACTCCTTTAGCTAGATTATTAGCTAATAGAGTTGCTGATAAATTAATTAAAGAATATGAAAAACAAAATAGAAGATTACATAAAAACTTGGGAGACAAAGGGTTATTCTAAGGGAATACCCGATGAAATTCCAACAAGATTAAGTCAATTAAATCTTGCTCCATCGTATAAGGATATTTGTATTGCAATTTTAAAAAATGATATAGCTTTAAAGTCTTTAGGATTACAACCTAAAAAATCAAAATATTATCATATTTTAAAAAAAATTGAATTAGGAGATAAAAGTCCAGTTCAATTAGATTTTTTTAATTTACTAACTATTAAACCAAAAAATTATGACAAATTTTAAATCTCCCGTTTACAATGTTTTATCTATACCAGTAGAAAAAATACAAGCAAATGCTTACAATCCCAATAGCGTTGCAAGTCCTGAAATGAAATTATTATATGAATCAATTTTAAATGATGGCTACACAATGCCTATTGTGTGTTATTATTTACCTGAAATAGATAAATATGAAATAGTTGATGGCTTCCATCGATACACAATTATTAAAAAACACAAAGATATATTTGATAGAGAAGAGGGGCGATTGCCAATAGTTGTAATCGATAAAGATATTAGCAATAGAATGGCTTCAACAATTCGACATAATAGGGCTAGGGGTTCGCATTCTGTTGATTTAATGTCAAATATAGTTGCTGAATTATTAGAAATGGGCAAAAGCGATAGATGGATTGCAAAGCATTTAGGAATGGATGCTGACGAATTATTGCGATTAAAGCAAATCACAGGTTTAGCATCATTATTTAAAGATAAAGAATTTTCTAAATCTTGGGAGGTTGGTGAATAATTTTGATTATCAAAAAAGAGCGGTTGAAAAATTAAGCAAGCTTAAAGGTGGCATTTTATTTATGTCAATGGGAACTGGCAAGACAAAGGTTGCAATGGATTTGGCATTATCAAGACAAGATGACTATGATTGCATAATTTGGATTGCCCCCGCCTCTTTGATTAAATCTAAATCTTATGTCGAGGAAATAAATAAATGGAGCGGTGGCTTAACTAAGCCAATTCATTATTTTACAATTGAAGGCGTTGGTAGTAGTGATAACAAGTATTTAGAGATGGTTAATTTAGCAACAAATAAAGCAACTTTTTGTATTATTGATGAATCAATAACAATTAAAAATTCAATCGCAAAAAGAACGAAAAGATTGTTGCAAAATTGGCATTTATTTAAATTTAGATTAATTCTTAATGGCACGCCAATAACTAATAGCTTGCTTGATTTGTATTCTCAAATTCAATTTATTCACCCGAATATTTTGAAAATGACAGAAAGGCAATTTGCTAATAACTTTTTGATTTATAAAAAAGATGGTTATCGAAGTTATGCGAAGGGCAATAAACCTTACAATGAGGAAGCTTTAATTGAGACTATTAAGCCTTATATTTTTGATGCTGAACTTGAAATAAATTGTGGTCTAAATTTCATTGACATTGATTGTTATTTAAATGAAATTGAAAAAGAAAATTATGGAGAACTCAAGCGTGAAGTTTATGAAAATATGGTTGAAGATTTTGACTTCTTGGCAATTTGCCAAAAATTACAACATCATTATACCGAATTATGCTTAGATAAACATAATAAGTTTGAAGAATTAATAAATGAAATTACTAAAGATAATCAAGTTATAGTTTATGTTAAATATGTTAGCGAGCTTAATTATTTAAAAGAGAATTTTGATTGCGTTGAATACTCGGGAAGAAATAAAAAGGGAATTGAATTGCTTAGAAATGGTGCCAAGATACTCGCTTGCACTTATGGAAGCGGAAGCCTTGGGCATAATTTACAATTTTGTAATAACATAATTTATTTAAGTCAAACATTTGACTACAAAGATAAGGAGCAAAGCCTGCATCGAATCTATAGAATAGGGCAAAGTAAAGCTTGCAATATTTATAATTTTTATGTCAATACTGGGCTTGAAAAACTTATTAGAAATAATCTAGACAAAAAAATAAATACTTTAACAACAATTAAAAAATATATTACTAAAGAAAATATTCAAAATTTATGATAAATACTACAAAACAAGACCTTCAATTATTAATTAATAAAGTTGGATTAACTCAAGCGTCAAAGCAATTAAAAGTCGGGTATTTGACAATAAAAAAAATGTGCGAGGAATTAAAAATTGACATTAAAAAGAAAAATGCAGGAAGGAAAAAGAATATTAAGATACTTTAATTAAACCAGTTGCGAAACTATTGCCAAAACTTTTAATTCCTGAAGTGCTAAATGCCCCACGCTCCACAATATCAAGGCTTGTAAAAGAGCCTTGTAAACTTTGAGTAAATTCTACTCCTTGAATTAAAAAAGTTCCTTCAATTTGTGTGGTTAAATCTATGACATCAACCAAAGTATTTGGCTTCCAAACTTGTTTATTTGAAGATAAAAAGCCAACAACTCTACAAGAATATCTTGAACCTTTCGCCCTTCTTAAATTAACATTCCATTCCGCTAAAGACTTTAAAGATTTAGATTGTGATGCAGTATCCATTGAAATTATTTTGCGTCTAGTTTTTCTTATTTGAGAATCTGAAGCAGTTCCTTTTTGCGAAATACTTGCTTTAGTGTGAGTCTTATTATTGCCTTGTGAATAAACTTGAATTACATTAAATCTATCGACCGTGGATAAATTAAGATTTGCTGATAAAATATTTGTATCAAAAGTAAAATTATTTATTATCATATTTTTAACAACATCGCTATCTTCTCTAATAATTGTTAAATCGCCATTTTCATCAATTTTAAGTATGACTTGAAGTTTTTTAGCATATCTATCAAGAAAATCAAAAACACTTTCGCTTTTCTCAGCTTTGACAACTTCCGTTGGCTCTAAATTTAATACACCAACTTTATTAATAACTTTAATTGTAAATCCATTATCAAGTAAAACTCGATTAATTAAATTTACAAAGTTTTTAATGCTATAAGATTTTTGGATTATTGAGGAATCTATTAAGTCCCCACCAATGTCTCTACCTGATACGGTGATTGAATGCGAATCTGCTGAATAACTAATATCTAATGCTTCGATATATCCAGTAATTATAAGATTTTTTTCAACAAATACTTTTGCTTTTTGTTGCAATTTTAAATCATTTTGTATTACGCCTAATGTTGTTTCTTTTACTGTGGTTGAGAAAGAGAAAGAAGAGGAAAAACCTTCCATCGAGCTAGCAACAGCAATATCTGTAAAGCCTTCATATTCAATACCATCAACTTCTAAAGTTATTTTAGACATTTGTTAAGATTTTAATGTTGCCTTGAATCCTTGTTGTATCGCCAAAGTTGTTTAATAATCTAATCGTTTCTTTTAACTCTAGAGAGCCGTAGAGCTTATAGACTAAGCAATTTAAGCTAATAGGATTAAATACTTCATAATCTGCTACATTTGGCAAGCTAATCGCTAATTGTGAAAATATCTTTGTTGCTTCAATCTTCATTTGAATTAATAAATCTCGCAAATTTCTATCAACATCTGGCAATTGATTAAATCCATTTTCTAAATCATTTATTACCTGATTTAATTCTTGCAAATTATTATATTCGATATTCGCCGAAGCATTATAAGCAGTTGCCAAAACCGCCACATTGACAAAATTATTTAGCTGGTCTTGGTTTGCTTTTATATCTTTTTGAAGTTGTGATTTGCCGTTAGCTTGTTGGTCGCTTTCATTAAATCCAAATAGTTTTTTAGTTGTCTCAAAAACATCTTTTGAATTATTATAAGCAACGGCAAGATTATCAAATGAAGTGCGTAAATTTGACGCTAGGATTGACGGCGATTGGACTAATCTATTTGCACTTAAAGCTATTTGATTTAAAGAGGTTGTTAAATCTGCAAAGCTATTGCCTAAGCCTTGAATTTGTTTTGCAACATTGTTTATTTTATTTGCCGTTCTTTTTAAAGTCTTAACTCCTGAATCAAATTTTTTCTTTGCATTTTTTACACTCTTCCAGCCAGCATCAAAAGCTTTTTCATTATCACCTAAAATTTTAGATTTTAAGCTATCAAGAAAGCCTTTATTGCCGTCAATAGCTGTCGGTAATATGTTAAGCGATGCAACTTCAAATTCTATTGTAAATTTTGTTATTCCAAGCTCTTTTATGCTTGAAGAAAAACTATAACCAGTGCAAACAACTTGTAATTCGTCAAATTCTGGGTGTGTTAATGTTCCTGCCCCACTTTCTTCTAAGGCTGATATTAAATCATCTCTTTCTGCATAATCAACATTATCATCGGTATAAGCCGTAATTGTAAATTTCTTTTCTAACCCGCCATTATCCTCAACATATCTTTCTTTTTTATTTGGATATTCATGAGTAATTGTTTTTCTTCCACCGCTTCCGCTTTGATCTTGGTAATAAAAATAAGCGTCTTTAAATTGTCCATCTGGTAATCGTGAAGTATC